TTCAGTTCAATAAGCCTTTCAATAGTCCAGCCATCAAGGTCTTTGATGCAATGAACCCCAATTTCTTTTAGAGAACTAATCTTGCCATCATTCAGGTAATCAAGGTAATCGATTGAATCTGATTTCTCGACAATAGGTTCATCGCAACAAGGTTCATCACATACCGGTTTAACCTCGTCCTCCTCAATAACTACCCTCTGAAACTTATGTTCTGCTTTCGATGCCGGGTAATCGAACGGGTCATCAGGATTAATGCGCTTCACATATCCCAGCCTTATCATCGCGCCAACGCGTCTCGTGTCAACTTCAAGAAGGTCACCGGGAACTACTACTACTCCCTCTCGGAATCCCTTTATAACCTGTACCAGAACTTTTTTTATCTTGTTCATTATTTTCTCCTTGCCGATTCGTTGTCTTCATAATCTTTCAGTTTCATTTCAACTTCGAGAAGCCTTTCAGCTAAACTCATAACCGATGTCGCATCCTTTGAATATCGCTCGTGATACTTCGGGATTAATACCGCGTTCTCATCCGATATAACTTCATTTGCTTCAGCCCATTCAAATCGAACTTTGCCTGTTTTCTCGGCAGGCTCGTTTTTCCAATTCGAAGCGGGCATCGCGTATTCCTGAAACTCCATCCAGATAGCGTTACTCTTCACAGCAAGAAATATCTCGCCATGTTTGAAAGCTCGCCACATTGGGAGGTCGGTTTCCTGATTAATCATATCCGGGTCGACGTAATTGACAGTATCAAGCCTGCCTGATAGCTTGTAATGCGAATCGTTACGCGGCGTTTCCTGTGGTGTCGGCGGGACTTTATCGTACTGCTTGTATCCGGTTTCCCGCGTTTTCTCCTTGTTGAGTTTATACATCCCAATCCACGGTCGGAGTCGCTTATGCGTTTTCTTTTCGATTACACGCATCAGTATAATCGGCTCATTATGCGGGTTGAAATGCTTCTTCGCTTCCGATCTCTCACGATAGATGAGGCTCATCGCTTCTGTGAATTGTATTAACATATTCTCTTTCATCTTTACAACCTCTGTAAATTTATTTAAGCGGGAAGGGTTGAAAACCCCTCCCCGCTTGTAAACATCAATCAACCAACTATATACCAGTCTCAGTGCAGCGAACGCCCTCAAGTTTCGAGAATGAATCACAAAGCATTCGAGCATCCCATCGTGACTCGGTAATAAATGAGTCGATGTTCTTGTCGAAGTCGTAATTCCCATCGTACTTGACTTTCCATTGTGTCCTTACAACCATCATGTAGTTGTAGGGATTTCCGAAGAAAATATTACCGTACGCGCCCGTGCCAGTTCCGGTCTGTGCGAATGAAATCGGCATGGTCTCATCAACGCCGCGATAGTACGGATAACCGATCATGGTTTCCGGTTCTTTCTCGGTAAGCATGTCATTGAAGCCTTGCTTCCAGATATACTGCCCGGTTGAATCCTTGAACCTTTCAGCGATACACCAGATACAATCATTCGCATAGAACCATCCGCCCATCCTGTAATCCTGCCTTACAGCGCATTTCAGGCGGTGGAAGTCATCGCCATTAAATACGCCGCCAACGAAGATTGTGTTAGCAGCCGGGATATCAAGGTCAATACCACGCGGATTATTAACGCCGTCACCATAGAAGAACATATACAGTGAGTCGAGTGTCATCGCCCTGACGTGATCGTCCCTGATAATCTGTGCAACAGAAGGATCGCTATCTTCAAGCATTTCTTCAGTTACATCAGTTCTGGTAACCTGCTTCTTGACGTCCCACACATATTCGCCAAACACGGGATCGCTTTCCGGCTTGGTTTCGCCCTCTCCTACCCAATGAACAGTTGAACCGCTTGTAAGGGTCGGTGTGCGGGTTTCCGGTAGTTGCGTGAATCGAGTCCTGAACTTACTGAGCAGATTCGAATTGTCGAAAAATAAGCAGTTGATTAGAACTCTCATGTAATCAACTGGAATCATGCTCGCGCTTGTGCCTGTACTTGACAGGTCTTTCTCAACTTCAAATGCGATTGCCATACGCTCGTCCTTGCTGTATGTGCGAATCGGATTCAAGTCCTTTCCTATCGGGCCGGGGGACAGAGCGTGTGATTTGATAATCAACTCTGTATCCTTGTGCCTGAGTCCTTTCAGCATCGCCTTGAAACGCCCTTCAGGTGTGGTATCTCTGAACCACTCATCGGAATACTGCTTCTGACGAGTATTCACAGCAATCCCGGAATAGTCATCCCGTTTTGCCTGTTTGTACTCTTCAAAAAATGGCATCGCGTTTTCGTGCGCTTTACTTCGCTCGGTCTCGTCCTTGAGACTTTCCATATCCACCTTAAGTTTTTCGTTTTCGGCTTTAACTTCCGTGACAGCCTTTTCGACCGCTCCCGCGATCATATTCTCAAGGTCTGATTTCTTAACCTTCTCGGTTTTTACTTCAGTATCACTCATTGGTAACACCCCTATTAATCATCGATTATGATCTCATACTCCGTGTCATCATTATCGCTGGTAGCCGCGCCCTTCTCGACATCCTCCACGATGTCCTCTTGGGTTTCATCGCTGGTATCTAAGCCAGAGTCGCTTTCCTCCACGTCTGATTTTTCGGGAGTGTTTGTAAACTCGTCTAAATCTTTCAAGATTTTATTTTTAATGCTTGTTAAATTCTCAATAGTTTCATCAATCGTTTCTATCAGCTCAGCCTCTTTTGAACGCGTCTCGGTTGTTTCCTCATGCCCCGGTTCATCAATAATCGCTTTTTCGATGGTTTCAATTTCGGCATTTAATCCGAGTTCGTCAATCGTGCTTTGGGATAAATCCAGTTTCCCCGCTTCGATTAACCCTTTGACCTTGACAATCATCGCCTCTTTATTCGCGGGGATATTCACCAGTGAAACCTCAAGAAGTTCCGCTTTGCTGATGTCATATCCGCGCTGGTCGTTCTGTTTCCAACCATTATCGAGAACCCGGAATGTAACGCTTACGGAATCGATAATACCCTCTTTAATCAACTGGTAAGCGTCCATCGCTTTCGCACTTGATGCCATGCGGAATTTTCCGATATACGCACCGATTTCGGAACTCCACTTCGTCCACATTGAACGACCCAGAGGGAGTTCGCTTTTATCGTGCGACCAGAGGAGAGGGAATGTTTTTGATAAGTTTTGAAACGCGCCTTTAAGAACTCGGTCTCCCACGCGGTCTGTGTTGGGTGTCGAAATCACGGCAACGAATATTTTCTCATCACCGCCGTCCGCCTTCTGTACGGTCTCGAAATCCTGAAAGCGGATTCCAGCATCAATCGTCATTTCTTTTTGTATTTCATTTGTTTCGTTTGTCATTTCTGTTTCACCTGCTTAATTGTTAAGTACCTAGCCCCTCGATTATATGACCAAGACTGCATCTGCAATTGATTATTTCGCTCGCGTCACCAGCAGGGTCACCCGGCATCTGTAATCCATTCGCCGCAAAAGGTTGATCTATCGGAAGCCCATTCATCTGCATCGATTCTTGTTCGTTCATGTTGTGAGTATCGCGCTCCGCCGGGCCCGCTGTGTACCAGAATTTTACAGGTCTTCCGCCGACCTCATCCACTGTCGATTTAACCGTCTCCTGTGCGGCCCTGTTATACCCGCCGTTTATCTCAGTTCGCGCTATCCTGACAGCCCTATAACCGATTGCATCAGCCTTGACAGCCTCAATGCGGTCTGATATTTGCTGAATGGTTTCACCACCACGAATTCCGGCAAGCAACGTCTTTCGCAAATTTTCGTCTGTGGTTTTGGTTATTTCCTGCGCGAATTTGAATACCCCGCGAGGTCTACCGCCTGTCTCCAGAAGTTTCAATACGCTCTCGGATGCCGTCTCGAAATCAATAGGCAATTCCAACGCGTTTATCTGCTGTTGTGTCGTGAATAGAAGCATCTGCTCAATCGGAGCGGTCATCTGTGTTATGGTCTTGCCTGTTTCTGTCTTGACATCGAAAAGAATAAAGTCGAGGTCAGCTCGCCTCGCGTCCCGCTTTTCAAACCATTTACTTTCAATCGATCGGAGTCTGCGGCTGACCTCATCCATCTGTCTATCGAATATGACATCAAGATTCTTTTTGTAATTCTTTTCATTCGCTAAAAACGCGCTTCGGAGTAATCCCTGAAATTTCCGGCGGTTGCGCTGGAGTTCTTCAGTGGTTATTTTGTGAATGAT